GTGGCTGTGCAGGTCGTACTCGTCCGTCGAGAGGGCGACAAGGAGACGTTGCAGAGCGTCGACATCCCGATTCGCAACCCGTTGAACGCGGACATCGAGCTCGTCACAGATGAGTGGGGTGTGAACCTGGCCGTCAACGTCAGGAACGACCGCCGCTACTCGATCGTCTACGTTGTCCGTACGCATGAAGCCGCCGATCACGAGGGGAAACTGCACCCGTACTGCGACGGAATCAACTCCGATGCCGACGTGGCCGGGGTTCGGGCGGGCCTGGAGCGCCGTCATGCGATCGAGATCGACATCCTCGAGAAGAAGGTGCGGAGGCGCGATCGGACGCTTCGGAAGCTTCGAAAGGAGCTGAAGGCCCTAAAGCAGGGCTGATCGTCAGGTTTTAGGGGCCTCGAGACACGATTTTGGACGTTTCGGGGCCCCTTGATGTCATTTTGCCAAAAACCTGGGCCCAAAACTCTTCTATTCTTGTCACTTATTATCATTATAGTATCTCCTTATATACGCGGGAAAGTAAAGAAATGATAATAAGTAGTGAATGTAAGAAAGTTTTCCATGCAGATTCTTGGCAGACAAAACGACACCCCAAGGAAGGAGTGAACATGCAGGAAGAGTGGCTCCCCATTGAGGGATTCCCGGATTACGTCGTCAGCAACTACGGCTACGTCCAGAACGTGCTGTCGGGTAAGACCCTCAGCAACTCGCCCGTACAATACGGGATGCTCACCGTGGCGATGATGAAGGACGCCCAGCAGTTCCGTCGCTCAGTCGCCGGACTCGTGGTTCGCGCATTTCTACCCCCACCTCTTCGAGAGGACTTCAACACGCCTATTCACCTCGATGGCGATCGAGCCAACTGTCGGGTCGACAACCTGGCATGGCGACCTCGCTGGTTCGCCATCAACTACCACCTCGAGAAGAAGCACCGTCCGTTCGCCGGCTTCCACAGCGATATTCGACTCATGGAGACAGGAGAAGTCTTTGACACACTGACAGCCCCAGCGACGAAGTACGGGCTACTCGAGCGAGAGATTCACAGGTCACTGGTGCAAGGTGTTCGTGTCTTCCCGGCAGGGTACACATTCATCTTCCTCGATGTGAACTGATAATTTCTCGCTTAGTAATCGCAGCATGTTATAGAAGGAGTGGAAACAAGCTTCCTCTTTTCCTCTATTTATGTCTGCGAAGGGAGTGACCAATGAGAAAACTGGAGTCTAAATTTCAGACTGACTTGCGAAAGACGTTGGAGCGCATGTTCCCAGGATGCATAATCCTGAAGAACGACCCCAACCTTCAGCAAGGGATTCCAGACCTCACGGTCCTCTGGCGCTCCAAGTGGGCCTTCCTCGAAGTCAAGAGGTCGGCCAACGAGGAGGAGCAACCCAACCAACGGTGGTTCGTGGAGAAAGCCAACGCCTTCGCGTTCGGCGCCTTCATCTACCCGGAGAACGCAGAGGAAGTCTTGCATGAACTTCAACAAGCATTTAAACCTTAAGGGACAACATGCGTTTCTTGGAGCTAGCAAATATCATTGGATTAATTATGATGAAGGTAAACTAATTGAAGCATATTCGAAATTTACAGCGGCTCAAAAAGGAACAGAACTTCATGAATTTGCAGCTCAATGCATTAAATTGGGACAAAAACTTCCCAAGTCTCAAAAAACATTGAATATGTATGTTAACGATGCAATTGGATTTAAAATGACTCCTGAGCAACCTTTATATTATTCGGAAAACTGCTTCGGCACAGCCGATGCTATTTCCTTTAGAAATAAAATGCTTAGGATCCACGATTTTAAATCTGGGGTTATTCCGGCACATATGGAGCAGCTTGAAATATATGCTGCTCTTTTTTGTTTGGAATATAAAGTTAAACCTGCTGATATTAGTATTGAATTACGAATATATCAGTCAGACCAAATTTTATATCATAATCCGACAGTTGAAGATATTGTTCCTATCATGGATAAAATTATTACTTTTGATAAGTTAATTAACAAAATCAAATCGGAGGAGGTTTAAACTATGAATCCCATAGCGGAAGAAATTTTAATGCATTATGGAATACTAAGACGTTCTGGACGTTACCCTTGGGGTTCGGGTAAAAACCCTTTTCAACGTAGCGGCGATTTTCTCAGCAGAGTAAACGAATTAAAGAAATCCGGTATGAGTGAGAAAGAAATTGCCGAATCGATGGAACTTACAACTACTCAGCTCAGAACACAAGTCGGATTAGCAAAAGACGAAAGAAGATCTCTCGAAGTTGCCACAGCTAAAGGTTTGAGAGAGAAGGGATATTCTCTTAATGAGATTGCGGAAAAGATGGGGTATAAAAATGACTCGTCGGTTCGCTCCCTTCTTAATGAAGACGCTGAAGCTCGTATGAATCAGGCTAGAAAAACTGCCGAATTTCTAAAGAAGCAAGTTGATGAAAAAGGTATGATCGATGTTGGAGTTGGTGTTGAACGTGAATTAGGAATCTCTAAAGAAAAAATGAAACAGGCTCTTTATATTTTGGAGATGGAAGGTTACGAGGTTTATGGTGGAGGAGTTCCGCAAGCGACTAATCCTGGTAAGCAAACAAATATTCAGGTCCTCTGCCCTCCTGGCACTGAGCATAAAGAAATTTATAATTTTGATAAAATTAATTCTGTTAGGGATTATGTGTCTCATGATGGTGGAGAAACCTTTGATACCTTTGTTTATCCGAAGAGTATGGATTCTAATCGTATTAAGATTCGTTATGCAGAAGAAGGCGGGATCGAGAAAGACGGCTTGGTCGAGATTCGAAGAGGAGTAGATGATCTTTCTTTAGGAGAATCCCATTATGCTCAGGTCCGTATTCTTGTGGATGGTAAAAAATACATAAAAGGAATGGCTGTATATTCTGACGACATGCCTGATGGTGTCGATATTGTTTTTAATACCAACAAAAGTAAAGATGTTCCAAAAATGGACGTTCTTAAAAACATCAGCAACGATCCTGATAACCCTTTCGGTTCTCTAATTAAAGCAGGAGGTCAAAGTTATTACATCGACAAGGATGGAAAACGTCAACTATCACTCATTAATAAGAGAGCTGAAGAAGGAGACTGGAACGAATGGAGCGATAGTCTTCCATCTCAGTTTCTTTCCAAACAGAGTATAACTCTGATTAAAAAACAACTTAATTTAGCATCGGCTGATAAACAAGCAGAATTTGACGAAATTATGTCCCTTACAAATCCTACCGTAAAAAAAGCTTTGTTAAAATCGTTTTCGGATGATTGCGATTCCGCAGCTATTCACCTACAGGCTGCCGCCTTACCAAGACAGAAATACCAGGTAATACTACCCATTACTTCCATGAAAGACAACGAAGTATACGCTCCTAATTATAAAAATGGCGAACAAGTAGCTCTTATACGTTATCCTCATGGTGGAACATTTGAAATTCCAATTCTAACCGTTAATAATAAACAAGCAGAAGCTAGGCGAATTTTAGGAAATACTCCAGCAGATGCCATTGGTATTAACAGTAAAGTAGCTGAACGATTGTCTGGAGCAGATTTTGACGGTGATACGGTTATGGTCATCCCTACCGGCGGTAAAGTTAAAATCACATCCACTCCTGCTTTAAAAGGTCTTGAAGGATTTGACCCAAAACTAGAGTATGGTGGTAAAAAAGAAGGAACTTTTAAAGCAATGAAAAATACCCAGACAGAAATGGGTAAAATTTCAAATTTAATTACGGATATGACTCTAAAAGGAGCCACTCAAGACGAATTAGCAAGAGCCGTTCGTCATAGTATGGTAGTTATCGATGCTGAAAAACATAAATTAGACTATAAACAAAGTGAACTTGACAATGGTATCGCGTCTCTTAAGAAAAAATATCAAGGTACCTATGACGAAGAGGGTCGATATAGAGAAGGAGCATCTACTTTAATCTCGAGAGCTAAATCAGAAACTTCTGTTTTAAAGAGAAAAGGTAGTCCAGTTATAGATAAGGAAACCGGTAAACAGACTTACAAAGAGGTCTATGAGGAGTACACAGACCCAAAGACCGGAAAGATCCGTGTCAGGACTCAGAAGTCCACTAAAAT